ATAAAAATACCGGTGATCGGGGTTATAGATGCCTATAATATAGGTAGAAAGCCACATCAAGGACAACAACAGGACAACAGATTAAGTCAGCCTAGCTGGCTTATTTTTGCGCTCTCAAATTTGATTTCACACACAACTACACGTCTGGAATGTGAAAGCATCCTTAGAATGCGCATAAAAAATAAGCCTACCTCAAATGAGATAGGCTTTTTAGTCTATGCAATATACATGCAACTAATATTTTAGCTTATTTTGTAGATAATTACAACCCTACTTAAAAAAGACTGCCCGAAATTAATCAGGTGGGCTTTTAATCTATTTTTCTATATAACATAATTAAGTCTTTACTTTTATCACTTGGCTCATTTGATACTTTTTTGAATCCTTCTTTCTCATAAAACAACGAGAACATTTTCCGTCTACATTCAAGAACTATTAAATTCCCTCCAACTATTTTTCTTGCATCTTCAATTCTTTTATAACATTCTTGCAAAATATTTTTGCCAGGCAGATCAGTAGTAGAATATTTTTCATCTCTGCCTAGCTCTCCAATTAAATATCCAGAGATACTTTTCAGATTGTCTCTACCAGGTATACCAGCCCCAATTACTTTTCGCTTCTTTTTTTGACTCATTTTGCTAATATCAATTGCTTTTTGACCTGTTGTAAAATAAGCCATTATATCAAACTCTCCGTCTTTTAGCTTCTGCGCATTAAGAAATAAAAAGGTCTTACCAAATTGGATTTTTTGATATTCTATGGCATTATGTAGTAAAAAGTCTTCAAGCTCCTTTTCCAAGGGGCAAGAAAACTTTTTGAAAACTTTGTTTAATTCTTCCTCTTTATTAGAAAAAAGCGCAAGTATCTCAGATAGAGGGAAAACCTTATAGTCTATCATTTAATGTTTTTAAAGGCCCTTTCGAAAGATTCTTTGTAATCATCAACATGCGCAATTGCCGACTTAAAATTACTGCTAATTAAAGGTTTTGCATCTTCACTCATAACTTTCACAAAAGCATCACTATCACGTTTAGAAATTTGAAAATTTCTGCTGAATGTTGTAGTAGCCATACTAATCTCCTCCTTGCGAACGTATTTTAACTGTTCATAGATTATATTACCACAAAAAGATAAAATGAGCGCACAAAAAAGAATTAATTTTAACACGGACCAACTTGCACATTTGAAACAGTGGACCAATTATGTATGGGGCAAAAGCCCCGATTTTTATCTAGCATATCCTAGCATGTAGTTAGGCTGTAAATGACGATCAGCAACATAGCACCAATTACCGCTTGTACCTTTGTACACGATGTAGCGATAGCCAGCACTGTAGTTGTTGATATATCCAACATATTTGATAGTTTCGCCAGCATAGTAATATTGGTATGTTGGGTTAGTCCCTACTCCGTGCCAGATCATTAGACGCTGATTAGGTGTGAAGTAGCCATTTTGAGCATGTACTCCGGCAGGTAACGTAGATGAGCTTGTGCTAGTTGAGTTGGCTTGCTTAGCAGTCTGCAAAATTTCAACATTAGATTTATCAATCCAGCTTAAGATACCAGCAAGCAAAACTTTATCTCCTGAAACCTGCTGGACTTTATAAGATTTACCTTTTACCCAGCTAGGGATTGCATACCCATTAGACCACTTAGACGCTGAAAAATTAACTTTAACCGTGTATCCAACAACAATGCTTGATTTCGGCGTGTTATTGGCTGTCTGTCCTTGGCTAATAGCAGTTGTTGTACTGTCGGTCTTAACAGCCGTACCACCAGTTTTTGCCGTTGTAGTTCCGTTATAGCCGTTTTTAGTAATCCCAAGCAAGTCAACATTTCCATCTAGCCCGCCAGCTTTATACATTGAAGTAAATTGGAAAAGATGAATGTTTTTGTAGCTCGGAAAGTAATCATAATCTGGGTTAGTCCGCACTTGATAATCTGGATATTCAGCAAGCCATAACGGATAACTGTCCGCAATTGTGGATAGGTCTAAATGTGCCTTTAAGAAATTAAGGTATCCATATAGCACTGGAGTATATCCAGCTTGCTTTACTTTAGCTAGTGCATACATAACAGCATCAGTATTTGGGCTTCCAGATTCAACATCTAAAGCAACAATTGAATTCTTAGGTGTCTGCACTTTAGGCAGATAATAATTTAGCATCTCATCTGCTTGTGCTCGTGTGCTAAATTGCGCATAAATGTAAGTGTGGGCACGTTTCCCTTGTGCAATTGTTGAAGCTACTTGGCTTTGATAAGTTGTTTGAGGATAAAAAGTGCCATCGTAGTAACCACCAATCTGGCTGATTGCAAACTTGTCACTAGCTTGACCAAATACAGCCGTTGAGCCTTGGTACCGTGATAAATCCACGCCTTGATCGCGGTCAGCGCTTGCACTCGCAGCAAACAAAAAAGCACTGGCAAACGCCAATGCTCCGAGTAAGACTTTCTTTTTCAATTTTAAGCCCCCTTACTTGGTTGCTGTCGTTGTAGTAGTCAGCTTAGCAACTTCTGCTTGTGCGTCTGCTAAAGCTTTCTGTTTCGCTTCCAAATCTGATTTTGCAAGTTCCAACTTTTTAGCCTGTGTGTCAGCAAGCGCTTTTGCTTGAGCGACAGCATCAGTTTTTTCTTGCTGTTCCTCTGTTTTCTGTGGGTATACAGATTCTAATGTAGTTTTAGCTTCTGCATAGGCTTTTTCGACAGCATTTTCAATTACAGTTAAATCCGCCTTATCAAAGCCTAATGCGTCCAGCCCATTCATCACATATTCAACAGCCTTAGACTTTTTAACTGCTCCCTCAATGTACTTATCCACGCCGAGTTTTTCAGCAGCAACAACTGCATCTTTAGCCAACGGAGCTACAGCGTCTAAAATTGACATTGCTTGTTTGTTATCTTTGAAAAACTTTGTGATATAAGCAAACACCACCGGTACGGCAGCGGCTGCAACCGCGATAATTAAATCTGAAATATTTTGCACATTCATGTTTTTTTGCCTCCTATTTCATAAAAAAGTTCTCAACAACAAATAAAGCCAAGGGCAATAAAATAGCCACCCACATTGTGCGTGACCACCATTGACTATTTGATTTCAAATCTTTGATATCCTGTTCATTTTGTTTGCTGAGCTGATATGCCTCGTCAGCCTTTCGAGCAGTATCATTTACTCCCGACGTATTGGCCTCAACCTTAGCAAGCCTTTGCTGAATGTCCATCAGCAATTCAATTACGTTTACGTTATCTTTCCCTTTATCGTCCATACGACCAGCCCCTTATTAAGCACTCTTTACTGCTGTTAAACTAGCCAATTTAGTTTTTGCTAGTGTCTCAAAATCAGCCTTAGTCATGTCGTCAAAAGTTTTGCCGGTTGCTAGGTCACTAGAGGTAATCTGCAATGTTGCGCTAACTGCATCACCACTATCGGACCCATTTAAGCCTACTGAAACACTTGATGTATTGCCGTCATTGTCGAACTGGTATGCTAATCTATTTAATGAAATTGTCATAATTAATCATTCTCCTTTTTAAAATTGTTTTCTAACTCATCTAAGACTAAGTCGTACAACACAGCATCTGTATCGGCTAATTCATATGGATAAGCATTGAGTGCGTCATACAGTGCCTGAAATTTTTCTGAATATTCCGTAAACTCAATTACCGCATCTTCTTTTGCTAAATCAACTAATTCCTTATTTAAATCAGCCCCTTTCGTTGGGTCTTTCAGCACATAAGCATTATCTTTTGTTACACGTTTGCCTTTATCATCGTGTTCAAAATAAGGATCACGAACTTCCTCGCGGTCCTCGTTGTATTCTTTATTTTTATCTTCCAGTAGCTTAATCAACTTAGTACGCCCACGGCTTGCTTTCTTTTTAAGCTTTAATTTTCCTAAAAAGTTACCCACTGGTACCAAGTCTGCGTTTTGTAATTTAATTGTTTTTGTCATTATGCTGCTTCCTTTCCAAAATCTTCATCAATTTCTAAACGCGTATTTTCATAACCTTTACGTTTTGCTTTAATCTCGTAGGATACTTCCAAATTAGGTGTGCTTGACTCAATCACAAAATAAGTACTTGTTTGCTCGGATATCCAAGCATAACCAGCACCATAACTTGATAGAAATACGTGATAATCAAGATTAGTATTAACAGTTTCCAAAAATAGACTATCCATTTCAACTTTTACTTTTGAACCCGAACCAGTATTTACCTTTGCCATGTCGCCAAAGTAGTATTCGGCGGTTTCATAAGCATTGATTTTAGCCCAGCCTGCTGAAGTTTGGACGATGGCGTTTTTTGAGCCGGATACATAAAGGCTGGCGTTTACATGTAAATCGTTGCCAGCGTAAATAGTGTTCCCTGACTTAGTAGATAAGGATATTCCTGAGCCGCTCATTCCAATAGTATTAGTATTTGTTTTGTCATAAAAATAAACACTATTATTGTCCAGACTTATATAACTCCCGGTAGTTGTATTATCAATGTGAATGCTATCTTTTGATGAAATGATCATTCCTAAACCTATAGAATTATCGAATGATATACTTGAGTAAGTTGTCGCATCCGCTGGTGTATTAAAATAAGTAGAGTCATAAGCTGATACATATGAAATTCCCTCGATAGAAGAAACAATTAAGGCTTCACCACCAGACGAGGCAAAAGCTGCATTAGAAAGTGCACTGCCCATTAAAATTTTGTTTCCGTTAGATCCTTCAATTTCAAGATTACCATTTTTTATCCATGTGCTATTATTTGACCCATCATAGTTGTGTATCCCATTACCATCTATCCACGTATCCATGCCTGAACTAGTCTGATGGAACGAAACACCGGTAATTGTGCCACCACTGATATAGTCGCCACTTAGCGTACCACTACTGATGTTATCGGCATTCAAGTTAATCACATTAACGTTCGCCGCATTCAGTGTCCCAAAAGTAACTTTATCCGCAGATAGTGTGTCCACCATTGCAGACTTAATAACCGCATTGTCGATAGTGGTTTGGCCGGTAATGTGCACCTTGCTACCACCTATCAAAATTGACTCGGTGGAAATGTTGATCTGGTTGATTACATCATTCTTAACAACGCGTAAGTTAATGTTGTCAGAAAGTTGCTGAATTTGGGAATAGTCTGCTATTTCGGAAGCAGCAGGGCACCAAGGTGTAGCGTTAGATCCATGCTCAAGCTTATAGCTTCCAACGTGCAATACACCATCTCCAGTTAATTCAAATCTTCCCCAAAATTCACCATCTGCAGCAGCTGTAAAGGTATAGGTAAAAAGTTCCCAAGCGTTTGACATAAGCAAATCTGGTACTGACGATTGGGCAACCTGAGCTGCGCCAGAAACATTACTGTTTGGATAGAAATATGCAGAGTCTCCGCTTGTCCAATCATAATATGCTGAAAAAGTATAAGTTTTACCTTTAGACACGACATACGGTTGGCTCAAACCATTCCAAGCCGAAGTTCTTTTGAATGCAGTATTTCCATTAGGGTCTACCCAATTGTCTGAACTATCCCAATTGCCAATGTTATTCCAATTTCCAGAAAAAGCCTTAGTGCCAGTCAACAAGTTAGCTCCCACTGCACTATTTAAAAAATCTTCTTGGCTTACTTTGCTGTTAATCTGATTACTCAAAGTTGTAATCTCTGCATTATACGTAGCACTTGTAACTCGCTGTTGAATAGCGGAGTCAGTTTGGGTTTGATACGAGCTAAATGTTGAGCTTGTTACCCGTTGAGATAAGGCATTGTCTGTCTGTGTCTTGTAGGAGTTAAAATCCGTTGAAGCAACTTTAGAACCAATAAGTGTCGCTGTCTGAGTTTGATAACTAGCAAAAGTAGTGTTATCTACTTTCTTAGCAACGGTCTGTTTAATACCATCAAGAGTAATAGATAAATCAGTAACCGAGGTAACTGATGCGTTATCCGCCGGGTTAGCAGAATAGTCAGTAGCTACAGAACCGCGTTCTAATTTCAATTTAGAAATTGTGAGAGTTATACCAGTAGGCACTTTGTCCATTCTAATCTGAATACCGGTTACTGCAGTTGAACTAGTAATGCCAGAAAGTGTAGTAGTTTGCACTACAGTTCCACTTGTATTGGTCGAAGAGATGCTTCTGGAGTCACTCAGTCCCGTCCATGGCGTTCCTGCTAGTTGCATACTAAAGGTTCCACTAGGGGAGTTCCCGGATACACTCCATTCATAAGAAAGTGTCACTATGGGACTAGACGCATATATGTTTTGGATTGTGTCTGCAAAGGTCCAAACATGTGGCACCTGATTAGAGCCGGCGTTACCAGTAAATGACACATCTCTTGTATCAATTAATAGATTAGTTCCCACAGCACTATCGTTAACTTGAGTCTGAACTTTAGAAATATTAACATTCAAACTATCAGCACTAGCTTTAATTTGATTTGTTGTCCAATTTTGGTCAGCTTTAGTCTGTTTCAAGCTAGATATTGTACTATCCCAACCGCTAGCTCGTTGATTTAAGGTTGTAATATCTGTAGTAGCTTTGTCTGCAGTTTTCTTAATAGACGTAACTTGCGTTTGCATTCCGTCAGCAGTTGCTTTTATCTGACTATCAGCATATGATTTTGCCGAATTTAAAGCATTAGTTGATTTAGTGTCAGTATATGACTCCAAATTAGCAGTTAAGGAAGTAGCCGTAGCTTCCAGTGTTGTAGAAACGTATGATTGAGTGGCTTGTTCAGCAGGATTTAAGCACCAATCAGTTGCTACTGAACCACGTTCAAGTTTTTCTTCCTTGTATTTAAAGCCAGATGATGCCCAAACCTCAACCACTATATACTCTGCTGTATTCGGTATAACTGCTGTTGAGCTACTCCGACCTATAGATTGCGCACTAACGACATTCCCATCAGAAGTAGATAATTTATTATTACTCGAAGTAGCAAAATAAAACGATGCTGCGCCACCACTATTAATATTGGTTAAATCTAAATACGCTGAAAAAGTAACTGTATCACCTACCGATAAGCCTATATCACTTAGTTTTACGGTATTTTGTTCTATCCAGTTATCAGAGCTTGTTTGAAAATTGTTAGATGTTCCAGTTAATAAGTTCACTCCTACTGCACTGTCATTGACCTGGTTTTGAACCTTGGTTAAATTAACATTTATGGCATCAGCAGTTGTAGTAATTTGGTCACTTGCCCAGGATTGAGTGGCGTACCCATCTAAATCTTTCTTAACAAGACGTAACGCTAAGCCGTTAGCCAAATCGGCAATAGTCATTGTAGATCCGTCTTTTAATGTCGTAACTTGTTGCTGAACGGCATTAGCAATGTCTGAACTACTATTGGCTGTGCTTAATGCTGTCGTGGCTTTGGTCATTGCACTATTAGCACTGTCAACAGCATTAGATGCATCTGTCATAGCTGATTTAGCATTATTTATAGCAGTACTGGAATTAGACATAGCTGTGCTAGCATTATCCGCTGCTGCATTAGCTGTATCAATGCCGGCTTGAGCTTTAGTTAATGCTTGATTCCCAGTTTCAACCGCCGCATTAGCATTTTTTGTAGCTGTATCTGCTTCGGCCATAGCCTTATCAACATCAGCTTTAACTTCTTCACCAGTTGCATCTGAAACAATTAGTTCCCACTTGCCTGTACCATCTGTTTGCTTTACATATTGCCACATCTCAATTTTGTTGCCATTTTGCTTATACCATAAGTCACCAATCTTAGCAGTAGTTGGTTCAACGGTGGTATCAGTGCCGAAAATGTAATTTCCAGTAGCCCCGATTCGCCCAGCTAATTGTTTTACTGTCTGCGATAGTGCACCTGAGTATGAGTAACTGCTGCTTGAAGTTGATGTTTGGTCAGCTTTAGAAGTTGCTGTTAATCCACCGTCAAAGGTCATAGTGTATGAATTATTAGGCACATTAAAACTATTACCAGCTGTATCTTTCAAGGTTAGCCAGTCACCAGCTTCAATAGCTGGATTGCCAAACCACGTTAATGAGTACGGATAAAATGTAATATCCTTAATTGTTGTCCAAATGTTATCCAACCTTGCTTGTGTCATAACGTTATTAGTTAATTCAATTTGCGAACCAGTAGTTTCGCCAGCGACTAAAGTTGACGTTGTTTCACTACTTTCGCCAGTTGAATCAGTCGTGGTTGTTGTAACTGAAACAGACATTCCGCCAATTTGATACGTAGCTTCGTTTTTAGTAAGCCCGCTCTGCTCATACTGGCTAGCATCTAAAACATAGCTTGCATCAGTAACTGTTCTGATTGTTAGCTTTCCATCACGGTCAAAAGTGGCAAAACCACCATAAAACTGTGCTATCCAGCCAATTGCTGTGCAGTAAGTTTGACCACTAATTGCACTTGCTAAATCAGTCTGAGTAGGCAATTCTGCAATGTCATCAGTGTTCAGCTCTACACCTGACATGTTAGCTATTTCAGCAATCACATCAGTAATCTTAGCTGGATAAGTTAGCTTAGATGTGTATGTTCCTTGCATGGTGCAAAATTGGTCATAAGCTTTGATGGTCGTTGCATCGTTGTTTCGATCCATCGTGATTTCATCGCTAATAATAAAAACACCCAATGGACAATATTCATAAGTCCCATCAGGCAATTTAATTCCTATTTTAGCTGTTACTTTATATCCTTGTTTTAGCCCTTCAACTAGATGAGCAAAAGTGACAGTTATATTGTTTTCATAAGTTGAACCAATACTAAAAGTATCGCCAGTCCACGCACCCGAATCATAGGCAATTGAAGTTATATCACTGGTTCCATAATTAGTTTCATTACCATTACTATCTGTAATGGTAACCTTTCCATCAAGCGTTCGCTCGGTTGCACGCCAAGCGACAATTGCCGCATCACTTTGTTTATACATTTTTTAATCTCACCTCCTACTGTTCGATAAAGTCAGCCGACAAGTTTTGCCAAATATACTCCAATGTAGCTGGATTGAAAGTATAAACTGGTGTTGTTCGGTCGCCTGTATAAAACGTTTTGGTAACCATGCTGCCCTCTTGCGGATCAAGATATGTGCAAGAAAAAAACTGCCCTGATATAGCTTTTAAAATCGCACTACATTCAGAAACAGTTAATGGCCCCCACTTTACAGTGAGTTTTCTTTTGATGGCTACACGGTCACGGTGAAGTAATCCGTTTGCATCACGTGAAGCTTTGGTATCAATATCTTGAATCGCCACTTCCAATGACGCTGGGGCTTTCACCTGTGCCCCATTTATTGCTAAATAATAAGCCATAAGTTACTCACCTCCTAAAGATTTAACATGTTGCGATGGTTCTTAGCGTTAACCGAATTAATACCTTTAATTGCTGCTTGGCCAAGTTGGTCGCTGTCCATGTTTACTGTTAAGTTAATGTTAATAGGCCGGTTAGAATCGGTTGATGAACCTGTTGCCATTTGCAATCCTTGAACAATAGCATTAACTAAGTTCGTGCTTAGCTGACTGATACCGCCTGACTGAACTGTTGCGTTTGCGCTAGAGCTGTTATTTGCAGAAGCTTCCGTGTTAACTGTTCCAGTGTCAGCTGTTAAGACTGTTGGCATCTGCAAACCACTAGTAAAGTTTTCGCCAATATAGTTCATAGCTTCTTTAATCAGCTGCAATGTTCTGTTCTTGTCTGTCAGTGGCAAAACCATTTCAGGCTTATTACCCTCAGCCATTCCGTACAAGCCCTCAGCGTCAACAAAACCACCATTAGCGTACCAACCGTTAATCTTATGGAATCTTACAGCATTTGCGGCTGTCCCATAGCGTCCGCTCACGTAATCATACATCCACTTCAACTGTGTAACTGGATTAGTGCGCCAATCAGAACCAGCACTTGCCATCTTTGAGCCTGGCAATGACTGTGGCAACCCATAAGCACCTGAACTAGGGTTTGTAGCGTTTGTTTTCCAACCTGATTCTGTAGTTACTAACCAGTTCATATCATTAAACCAGCTAGATGGTATTCCTGCTTCTTTCATCAAGTTTTGATGGTTTCCACTAGGAATAGTACCACCACTAGCGCCGCCAAACTTCTTTAAAATGTTTTTAGCCCAACCAGTTAATCCATCTTCAAGTGTGTTAACTGACCCCTTAGCTAATTTAGTTTGGGTATCAGTCCAGCCCCAATCATAAGACATAAACTTGTTGACAATGTAATCAAGCAATTTCTTAGGATGTGTAACATCGTCTAAGATACTATCAAATTCATCAGTTACACCGCTCCAAATGTCGCCACCTAGACTGCTCCAATCAATACTTGATAATGATTTAAGGGCATCTTCTAAACCGCTGAAGTCAAAGTTAAAATCACCGATACCCCCAGCATAATGTGGCATTAGCTTGCTTATTGATGCTTGTGTTGCTGCAGCTGACTTAATCTGTGTGCCAGCAGGCAGTGGCAATACTAAGTTTCTAACAGCTGGGAAAATGCCTTGTTTACCATTAGGCAACTGGTACGATTCACGATAATCGGCACTATTTTCATCATTGACCATTGCTAGTCCACCGGGGTGATTAGCTGTACCATTAGCCCAGTTAAACCAACCCCAACTAAGACCACCAGCTCCAACTTTTTTAAGAACCCAGTTGATACCATCTTTGATTTTATTGACCGCTGACTTAACAGGACTTATAAGACTATCTTTTAAATCGTCCATAGCGCTTCTAACAGCACTCATGCCACCACGAATCCCACTAGCGATGTTATCGCCTAAACTTCTGGTGCCACTAATAATGTTGTTCCAAGCTGATCCGATTATTTGCTGAATGTTACTAAAATAACCCGATGTACTGTTTTTCAAATCGTTCCAAGCATTTAAAGCATTATTTTTAGCATTACCAGCTGAATTTCCGATCTTACTGCTGATTGAGCCCCACCAGTTAGACGTATTGCCGGCAATATTACTCCATGCATTGCTTGTATTATTCTTTAAGCTATCCCAAGTGCTGGTTACATTGTCCTTTGCATTATTGGCAAAACTACTGATTTTGCTTGATACAGTGTTCCACAAGTTTTGCGTGTTTGAACTAATATTATTCCAAGCATCACTGGTATCGTTTTGCAGATTATCCCAAGCGGATTTTGCATCACTTCTGGCTTGTTTGGACGCTGATTCGATTTTGCTTGAAATATTATCCCAAGCTGACTTAGTATTTTTGGAAGCAGTATCCCAAGCGGATTGTAAATCATCGTCAATCCCACTCCAGTAAGAATTCCAATTCTTTTCAAACGTTTTAAAACTTTTTTGTGTATCAGACCATAGATCATCCACCCATTTGGAAAACTTAGGATTATTATCATACAAAAGTTTTAACCCACCTAAAACGGGATTAACAATTACTAAAGATACGCCTTCCCAATTTTTACTGAGCCATTTAGTTAATCCCGTCCACAATGAGTTCCACTCTTTACTGAAAGCATCTCCATCTTTTTTCAGTGCTTTTTGTGCATTAGTTAAGCCATCATCAACAGTTTCAGCCGTGTCTGATGCCCATTTGCCAACTGCTTTTTTCAAACTATCCCATGTTTTGCTCATTGTAGTTTTAAAGCTGTTCCAGCCTCGAACTACTTTATCTCGATTCTTCTTATCACTTAAATACCAAGCACTTAATGCAACAACAATAGCGGCAATAGCTGATGCTAACAGTACATAAGGGTTCAAGTCCATGGCAGCATTTAAAATAGCTTGTCCTGCCGCGGCTAATTTAGCCCATCCACCCCAGTTCTTAATTGTTGAAGCGGCTGTAACTAATCCTGACCAACTCATTTGCGCTAACTTCTTCATTCCATCGATATAAACCATAAACTCTGACCATGTTGCTTTTGATAAATCAATTATTAATGTTCCAATTTTTGTAAACGATGACCATGTGAGACTAGCAAGATTTTTAGCATCCGCTACAAAATTCTGCCAGTTCTGAACCACTAATTCTTTTGTAATATCTTTTATGTTTTTTAAATTTGTAACTGCTGATTTCAAATCAGATAATCCAGTTATTTTTCCAAAGAAATCCATCAGCAAATGCTTATTGCCTGATAGAATTGTTGCACTATCAACTAATTTGCCAACTAGTCCCACACCCTTATCCAGACCGCCAGCAACAAGCTTAACTGTTAGCATTGTCACAATTGCTTTTGCTACTAACTCAAAAGCAGTTTTGTGTTTATCTATAACATCAGCTAATCCACTCAAAACAGATGCCAAATCTTTCATAACACCAACAATCACACCGCCAGTCCATTTTGCTATAGGTTCCCAAAATGAATCCCAGATCCATTGAAAAGCTGGTTTAGCTGCATTGATAATTGAACCAAATAATTTAAAGGCTGCTGCCAAGTCTTCCCACCACTGCGGTAAATATTCTGATATATAGTATTTGGCTAATGGTAAAAGAATATTTTTGTAGGCCCAATCAATACCGTCAAAAACATCTTTGGTAATAGGCTTTATGGCACTCAGTAAATCATCCAATGACTGCAGCAAAGGAGTAAAATCAAGCTTTTTAGCCCATGTAACTGTGTAATCTGCCATATCCTTCAAGGCACCTAACATATCGTTAATCATACCTAGTATTGTCTTAAAAATTGAAGTGCCAGTATTTCCATGTTGCCAGGCTTTATCAAACTGGCTTGCAAAGTTGCCAATAACTTGGAAAACATCTTTTGCAATAGCCAAAATATCTGAAAACATCTTAACGCCTAAATTATTGCTGAACGCTTTTTGAAATGAACTAGCAATATCGTTAATCAAAACAATTACGTTGTTAGCTGCGGTCAAAATAGCTTTAAATAATTCAGTTCCAAGATTTCCATGCTTCCAAGCATCATCAAAAGCTTTTGCGATTGTTCCAATAGTTGAAGCAACTGTTGTTAAAAGCTTAATAATATTGCTAATTATCTGTTCACCAAGGTTATCGTCATTAAATGCTTGTCTGAATGATGTAGCGACATCATGCAACAATACTAATACATCGTTTAATGAATCAAAGATAGTCTGAATCAGTTTAGTACCAGCATTGCCATGATTCCAAGCTTCATCGAACGCTTTACCAATGTCCCCGATGATATTCAGCAAATCCGCCACCAGTTGCAGAAGATTTTCCATTGTTTCTTTGCCAGTTCCGTTAGTCCAAACTGACATAAATGACCTGCCGACATCTTCGAAGTCTTTTCCAAGTTCTTTAGCTGCATATTTAGCTGCGTCCATAACTTCTTGACCTTTATCTGCCCATGCTTCTTTCATTGGGTCAAACAGTTCTCCAAGTATCTTTTTAAGACGATTAGCAGCATCTGCCGCTGAATCAAAGACTGAACTAGACGGTGTAAATGGTGTATCATCTTCTGCATCATCAGAATCCGTACTCTCAGTTGGGATACTGTCTGGCGAAGAAACAGTCGGTTGAGATGTGTAACTCTCTTTGGATTGGCTTTCAGGCTTACTGATATCATTAGACTGATTTTTATCCAAAATGTTAAGTTCATCAAACCCCATGAGTGATTCGGTTAATTCCTCAGCCGCTTTCTTTTGTTTCTCATATGATTCAGTAGCAGCCTTGTTTGATGCAGTAATTTGAGCATTTTCTTTTTGTACTTCAGCTCTTGCTTTACGATTTGATTCTTCAATTTCCTCATTTTGGTGTTTTACAGCTAATGAATTTTGACGATTTTCTTCTCTAATCTGTTCATTAGCCTTTTTTATCGCCTTTGATGCTGCTGATGAAGACGAACTTGTATCGTTTAATGCGCTGACTTGCTCCTTTAAGTTTTTAGCACCACTCTTTGCAGCACTAAAACTCATACCGGTTAAAGCTGATGTAAATTGGGCTAACCAAGACGTAGCTTTTTCAAGTGACGACATTAACGCATTAACAGCTGGTAAAACGTAGCTGTAAATTGGGTAGAACGCTGTTAGCAAGTTATCTTTGATTGTTTCGAGACTAGCAGCAAACTTCTTATTAACTTCAAACGCTTGTGCCGTGCTTGTTGCTAAGCTACTAATTCCATTCCACAATAACCCATAGACGATCAACATAGATGGCAAGAACATTAACTGCTGGCGTATGCTACTCAAAACACCATAGCATTCTCTGCCAGAACGACTAGCCTTAGACATTGAAGATTCACTTTCGCGGCCAAACATATTCATGCTGCTTGTAGCCTTTTTAACTGCATTACTAATTTTGCTAAAGAAGCCCCCACCAGACATCTTACTCATGTTCATACTTGCATGGCTGGCTGATTCACTCATTTCATTCATTGAGCTAGCAGCTTTGCGGGCGCTGGAGCTATCTTCATTCATTTCAGTGTTAACTTTAGATAAAGCGGATTTTAAAGGCTCAACTCTATCTTCAATGTAAGCATACGACTGTGATAGTTCATCGTTAGAGTTAATTAGTTTTCTTATTTTATCCTGTGTGGACATAATGGATTTTTCATAAGATGTTAATTTCCTCTGATTTTTTTCATTGCCCGGCGTTATTTTAGCTGCGCCTTGCAAATCTTTATAAGTAGTTTCCAACCGTTTGAGCTGGTCTTTGAGGGTATTAATTTTGCCCTCATTTTGATCCATAGCCGTGCTAATTCGCTTTAACGAATCAGGTATGGCATCAAACTCCTTTCGCATCTGTTGGGCTAATGATTTAGCTTGGTTTTGATAACGAACCATTTTGGCTTGAGCTGACGCTACTTGATTATCAATCTTAACGCCTTCGGTACCCGTCTGTTGGGCATTAGAAAGAGAATTCTTTTGACTGAGCAATTCATTGATTTTGGCTTGGGCTGCCTTTGCTTGTTCCATTTTTGAGTTGATTGTTTGAACTGTTCGTTCAAGTTCCTCTGATATTTCAGAACTCATATTTTTAAAGCTCGAAGTTGTTTCAGAAGCATTACTATCAACTGTCTTAGCAACTTGACTCACAACTTCTTGAATACTGTCAGCAGCTTCTTTCATAGAACTAGAAACGTTTTTGGAGGCTTCTTGCGCTTTTTTAACAGATTCTTCCATCTCTTTTGAATAATATGTTGTGGCTTGTTCTGATGGGTCTAACTGTTTCACTTTTTGTCCAATGTCTCGCGGATAGTAAGTGGTAGTTTGAAGGCTCTTATCAAATGCTTTATTATAATTATCTTTATATTTAGCATTAAGTTCACCAATTTTTTTGGTAATTCCATTTGAAACAATTTCAATATTATCAAGCTCTTCTTGCATACTTTTTTTAATACTTTCAGAAGATTTCTTAGCTGAATCGGCTGCTTTTTTTGAAGGCTCAATTACATTCCCATACTGGTCAACAATTTTTTTAGAAAATTCGCCTGTATCATTTGCTGTTTTACTAAATGATCCATTAATGGCTTGATTTATCTGTTGAAATTCGTTTTGAAGTTTTCGCAGGCTCTCAGACAAATCCATCGCTTGTTCAGTTTTTTGCATCGATTGTTGAGCAGTATTAGCTGTAAGATCGCCAAACTGTTGAAATGCTTCTTGCATTCGTTGCAATTGTTCTTTCACATTATCCCAATTAACTTTAAATAGTGTTTCAATGCTCTCAAGTTCCAAACTAATTCCCCCCTTTCTTTAACTTGTTAAATGCTTTAACTCTTGCTGCTTGAGCTAGCAGTTGCATCTGGTCTTTTTTCCATTCTGGCGCTTGTTCAACTTGCTTTTGCTGCTCGTCTTTCAAAAATGGATAAGCTTCTTCAAGTTTAGGCATTTTAGACGGGTCATTAAATGCGAAACTAATCAAGTTAGCTTGTTGATGATCCATCATTGCTCTAAACTTCATCTGATCAATTCTATTTTTACGATTTGCAAGCAATTGAACCATTGCTTCCTTAAAAGTCATATGCCAAAACTGCTCAGCATTAACTCCATATTGAACAGCTATCGGATATAAATCTTCGATCAAATCAGTAACTGTACTATATGTTTTTACTTCTGACTTTTTACTGATGTTTTGAGTTGAGATACCGAACTGGTCTTGGATTGAGTGTCCTTTTTGCCGAAAAAACCGCCATCTTGCATTGTTTCAGTCACCAGCTGAAGTAAATCCATAGTGGTATGTCCATCTTGCAGAAACTTACGGCAAGCATCTTTGATTTTTTCATCAGTAACGCCATGTACTTGGTTAGCGCCCTGTAAAAAGATTAAGCAGTCTTTAATTGACGGCATTTTTGAACCATCTTGGTCTAAGAACAGGCTCATAAGTGCTTTGTTACCTAGACGAGCCTCAATAGCTTCAATTTCATCAAGCGATAATCTTAATTTCAGTGTTAAATTTCCAAATTGAACTTCTTTCATTAGTAAAATCCTCCTGTTTTATGAAAGCCGCCAGCAGTTTCCACTTGCTTATTATGATTTTCTTAGGCGACTAGTGTTGAATCGATTAGTTAGTTACGACTTTGGATAGTAAGTTGTTGTTTTAGCTTCCACTTGTTCCTGTACTGGGTGCAGCAAAGTCTGGCCCGTCCGAAACAACTACGGTAATGGTAAAGTCAATTGAACCATTAACAGCAGCTTGAGCAGTTGCTAAAGTGAATGACCCGCTAAACGTAGCTGTCATTCCGTCTGGATAAGTTACTTTCCAGTCATAAATAGTTTTGCCATCAGCTTTAGAAATCAAATCGCTGAAATTAGTAGTTTTGTAAACTGTCGTAAACGCCAAGTTAGACACACTTTGCAATCCAGCTACACTTTTCTTTGAATCATCATCTAAAGCAGTAACATCAATCGTCTGTGGTGACCCACCAATCGCAGGCACCGTTTTAACACCTGCAACGGCCGTAAAAGTAGTTGCCCCATGTGCTGCATATGACAATACCGTTCCTTGTGCAGACAATCCTTCGATAGATGTATCTGCAAATCTCTGTAAATCAAATTTAATTGTTTTAACCATTTAAAATCCTCCTTAGCTTTCGTAAACTCTTTTGTTCTCGTTATCTACAATTCCTGTAAATTTAATGAATACACGCGATACGCCACTTAAATTTTCATCACCAACATCATTAGAAAAGCCCATAGCGCTAAAAAGCGTTATGAGCTTATTTGTGATATCTGTTAAACTGCCTGAGTTGGTAAATAAATCAACAGTAATCGTCCATTCAGTTTGCAATTCGTTCATACTAGAATCTCTGAAATGGGCTTTATGTTCAGTTGAATAAATAGCAGTCGGATAAACTGTAAAGCTGTCCGGATAGCTAGTTGTGACTAACTTAATATCCGTAACCGACTTGATAGCTTGATATGCTATTGCTTTCATGTTGATTATTTCCATTAGCTAGCCCCCCAACTTGTCATGCACAGCTTGATTGACACGATTAGCAACAATGGTATCTGCCTCGTCAGAAACCTTTTCAATTGCTGGTTCAAAAAATTGCCTAGCTGGTTGGCCTTTAGTCCGATAAAACTTTTTCCCGTTAATTTCAATCAGTGGCATACCATAAATTTCATGTAAATTAACATCTACCTCATCAGCTGGAATAAACCACGGTGTTTGCCGATATGATGGCTCGAATCCATCAGGTAGCTTTTTAGGTGAAGCTTCGCCGACTAAGCCAGTCCCAAAAGTTCGATACCACGCAACGGCACTGTCTGACCAAATACGCCCAACTATTTTGCCATCTTTTTCAACTACTTCATATTTGATACTTCGAGCTAATTTGCCAGTGCCATATTTAACTGAGGATTGCAATTCTCTAACCGCATAGCCCTCAACCTTTTCGGCTACATCAAAAGCACCGTCCCAGATAGCATCCTTATAAATTTCAGGTAGCTTTTGTAGCTTAGCAACAAGCTTATCCATACCTTTAATTTCAATTTCAGCCATTTTGATCACGCTTCTCAAGAGTTATATTTTTGTGAGTTGAATATGTCTGAATCTGGTTGATCAGATAATCCGGTTCATCAGTTTTGGCTACGCTTAAACAAACACCCCAATTTTCGCTTTCGTTTTCGTTAAGCACATTTCCTTGGTATTTGCATGACTTAATGTATTTAAGCTGCTTGCCCCACACTTGCGCATTAACTTGACCGCCAGCACTTTGAATATTCATTTTGATTTCAATCGGATCTGACCAACCACCTGTGATAATGTTGCCCTCATCGTCAACTGTCTGCTGTGGCTTTCTAACATAGACGGTAGTCAAATCTCCAAGCCTTAATCTCATGAAAATCCCCTCACTTTACCAACTCTATATGGTGTAAGTGCAGCCAGAATGTTTGCTGGAATACCAGTTTCAAACGTACGCGATACGCCACCTTCTGACCGAGCAGTTTCGCCCTCATCAGCTTGTTGGTTATACATGACAATCGCTAAACGTTTAGCCTGAATCAAGATTGGCGTAGTGAAATCAGTACGGTTGGTGTAGTCAAGACACATCTGGATAGCATCATCAAACATATCCGAAACAACTACTGCATCATCTGAATCAGCAGTCACTCCTAATCGTGCGTACAATTTAGTGAGTTGCCCCGCTTTATCTGGTATCACCATCAAATTCCACCTCTATTTCTTAGCTTTTGTATCTTCTACCTTTTCTTTTGAATCGTCTGTAGCACTATCTTGGGAATCGTCAAGGTAAACAAAAAGCTTATCATTGAATGAATTTTTATCAATAATAAACTCCTCTTCTTTCTCATATCGCTTTCCATTGTGTCGAACTGCAATATCTTTTACTTTAACTTTCATTTAAAACACCTCTTAGGCTAAGACTTGCGCTTGAAATACTTCATCAGCAGCTGCAAAAGCTGGCAATGCAACGGCAGAAGCTTTTTCCCATGTACCAATTGGATCGTGTGACTCAGTGTAAATCATGTCGTACACATTACCAACAGCGTTTAATTGAACATCTCCATTAAATTGTGCCAATTCTTCAGGAGTAGGTCCAAACACTTTATTACCTAACGGATCATCGTTCATCAACACGATACGATTTTCTGGGAAGTAGCGATTTGAAGTGCCCTTACCATCTTTGTATTTTTGATCGTATGTGCGAATAATTGGTAAGCCTTGCGCTTGCATAAACGCGTCAAAATCAGCTTGACCAAGTGCACGCGTTGAAGTACCGAATACTGCCTGTAATACTTTAGCATTAGTGGTAATCAAGCGGTATACTTTGCGAGAAGTTAATGCACGTGTAGGAGCAATATCCAATGAATCACACCATTTTACGATGTTATCCAAAATAGTAGCTCCATCGTTATCCCAAGTAGAAGTACCGGACAATGCTTCTTGATGATCAGCAGGTACTCCATAATCAAGACTGATTGATAACTTGCCGTTTTCATCAGCTAAAGTAGTTTTACCTGTTGCTAGCACGTCCATGGTCATCTTTTCAACACGTGCTAAAACTCCTTGGTTAAGCACATCAAAATCATCAAATACATGATTTTTAAGATATGCTCCCTCAGTAGCAGTCCGTGGGTTGAGCAACGCGTACAACTCCTGTTCTTTAATCTGCATTTTGCGTTTAATCAAAGCTAACTCAATAGCTTTTTCTGATGCTGAACGGCTTCCAATTTCGGCTTCCGCATCAAAGGCAGCTACTGATGCAATAACAGGAACACGTGTCTGACGGTTCAATACATCGACAGTCAACGAGTTAACTTTAGTTGCTGGAAACAGTGAATCACCTAGAAATGGTGCATACTGTCGATTTAACGAAAAATCAATTAAATCATGTTGCGAAAATAAATCTCCAATTGTTGTCATTTAAATATTCCTCCTTTAATTAACCTTGTGTTGAACCACTTGCAGTAGTTTCATCAACGAAAGTGATCCGTTTCAATGCTGTAATAGCAGCTGCTGCAGGTTCAACTGGCAACTTCTTGCCATAAATAAATCCATCGACAATAACGCCAACAGGCTGTGCACCGTAAGTTACATCTACTTCATCGATCGTTACACCCTCTGCACTAGCATCGTTGGTTGGATAAACAGTACCCGCTGGGATAACTTTGTGCCCACGACCATCGGTTGTTACCGCATAACTAGTTGAATCAACCTGACGTGGAAAAGATACAAATTTTTCTGAAGCTAAAAAGTTAGTTTCATTAACTGTTTCTGTTGCTTTTACATAAGCCATTTAAAATTCCTCCTTATTTAGTAGCCCAAAAATCTGTTTTAATAGGCTGCTGCTGTTTATTAAACTGTTCTGCGACTGTTGCTCCCTCGGATTTCTTTGCTCCGTTTGCTTTGCCCGGAACGGTCGTACTTGAATCAGCAATGCGTTTGTCGATAGCTTTTTGCAAGCTTTCAGTGAACACCTTAGACACGTTCTTATACGCTTCTTCAAGTTGTTCATCATTAGCTAGCACACCTTCACCAAATACACTGATTAAGCCAGTTGGTAGGTCATCATTGCCAAGGCGTTCAGTAATCTTTGCACGATTTTCAACTACCTTAGCATGAGTCTGTGACTCGGCTAATTGCTTTTGAAGTTGATCGTTATCATACTTAGCTTTCTCCAAGTCAGTCATTTTTTCATAAGACTTCTGTTGTTGTGCTTCACTAGCTTTCTTCTCATCGTGAGTCTTAATAGCACTCTGAATAAGTTTGTCGGTGTAAGCTTGCAATTCTTTCTCATCAGCAAACGACTTAAATGGTTTTGGCGTTGGATCGCTTGGCTTAGGGCCAGCCGGATTAGGGTCATTAGGTTTAGGATCTGCCGGTGTTGGGTCAGCAGGTGCTGGATCTCCTCCGCCTTGACCACCATCTCCATCAGCAAACATTTGTAAATTCATCTTTAGTAGCTCTTTCATCATAAAAACTCCTTCCGCCCACGTATTTCTGTTAATTAACTCCACAAAAAAAGCACCCCATGCATTGCAATTACGCCCCACACATTGTGCTAATTTAATCGTGGTATCTTCAACAGACCCACGCATGCTATTTAATTTAAGCAGTTTAACGACTTGCTCAGGTCGAAAACTCAATTAAAATGCACTTCTTGGAATGCATTTAAAATTCAACATTCCATTTTTATCCTTTACAATTTTGTCGTAACAATCTTTAAAAATGATTTTCTTATCAGAAAAGATGAAATACCATTTGAAGAAATCAAATTGAAGCCATGATTCAATAATTAAATTGTTGTTTCCATCGCCGTATTTGGTCGTGTGATGATGAAACATGGTAGCTACCTCCTTTATTCTGTAAAAGCAATATCCCTAAACGTTACTTTATCTGCATCAACGGTTCCGCTTGATATCTTGTCTGGCTGTATTGGTTCATATGTTTCCTCAAAGATATCTGGCTTGCATGGATAAAATTCACCGTGAACGCCTTTAATAATGTAATCACCATCTGAAACTTTCATATCTCCTTCGAGTGTTTTTATTACAGCTACCGCCATTGCTAGGTTGAATGGTTGGCTCTCAACCATCGGATATTTACTAGGATCTTCTAACCAATCTGATGAGCTAAACTTCCACGCTTCAATAATTACAGGTTTCTTTTTATATTTCATGCTCTAATCTTCTTTCTTTAAAAGATACCAATCGCTGGCTAACATATCTGTTTGACTTGCAACCCAGCCTACTTGAATAACGTCGTTAGATGTTTTGATTGCTAATACTCCAGTTGAAAAATCACCAAATTTATTTTTAGCTACAAATTCAGTTAATTCCATGCCTCCAATTAAGAAAACATACTGGCCTTTCCCATTCCAACCTCGACGAGCAATTTTTTTACCATTCTTTACAGCTTCTAACGCTTCATCAAAACTCATATTTTCTGTTTTCGTTTTGGCCGAATCTATAACCTTTTGTGCTAAGTTAGCATGCGCTAAGCTAGCAGATGCAGCTTTATCTGCAATAAGTTGTGAAACCGTATCGGTTACAATTGCTAAAGATGTTTTTAATCCAGTGGTTTCTTTTTCTAATGCTTTTACCTTTTCTTCCAACGGATTAGTGTATTCAGACGTGTCACAGTTTAATTTGTTCATGTTATTTTCCTCCTAATTATTCGCTTGCATTATCGCAGTAACCATATTCTTTGCTGCCTCATGGGAAAACTCACTATTTTTAGATTCTGCAAAAGCCTTGTTATACGCAACTATATAAGAATCCGTAAATGTTTCAACAGCTTCTATCATTTGATTTTTTTGAACTAAAAATGGATTAATTTCAACTTTTTCCATTGCAACAGCCTCCTAAAATAATATGAGAACAAACACAAGCACCCAGAACAGCAAGCATAGTAACGTTAGGCACCCACAACCACTACAACAACGCATAATCATCAACTCCCACTTTGATTTTTCTTTCTGGTATCATTAATAATCTTTTCCCAATCTCGATATGTTTTACTTTGATCAATTTGAAATGTCTTACCGGTGTTAGGATTGTTAGCTGTTCGTGTCCCTGTATATGGGCTATTAGCAAAATGCACTACTGGTGTCGTCCGGCAATGTGGATGGAATGGGTCGAGCGTTACACCAACCTTGGCTTCACTGACTTTAAATACTTTCCCGTCCACGCGCCTGCAAATAGCTGATGTTCGGTTATCTAAAACAGCCACTAACTCATATTCTTTGATACCACGTTGCTTCCAGCCAGCCACCTTAGTTGTTGCGTGGAAATAATTAGCTTCTGTCCTGATTAAACGCTTAGCATTAGCCATACCACTGCCGAATTCATCAGATAATGCCTTAGCCATATCTCGCTCACTCATTCCAGACATTTGCTGCGCGGTAAATAGCTCGCTCAATCGTTCAGCTAGCTTATCAGTGTTACCCCAGATACGTTGCGAATAGTTTCTACCGTAAAAAGGTGTATCAAGTGCAGCTTTAACGTACTTTCCGGATAGTTCCTTAAAGCTCGTTATCGCTTTGTCTGGGACTGCATTAACCTTAGTAATCTCTTTACCTGTAGTTGGATTTAGAATACTAATTTGCTTAGCCTTTTCGTCAATCTGTGGTACATAACCTTTTTCAAACAGCTTTACATCTTTGCCAACATCACCAATCACACCCTCAGCAGTTGCTTCATTCCAAGCTTGTTGAATAACCTTAGTGTATAAATCAGTTGATTCCTGCACTTCCACGCTAGACACTTGCTTAACAGCGATATACGACTTAGCTTGTAATTCTTCTAAACGTGTTATCCGTCCTTTAGCAGCTAATGCAGAAAGATAATCGGTAACTTGCTTTTTTGACTCGCTATCGGTAATATTCTTAGCTAATGCACGCAAGGTTATTAACTCGGTAGGGCTAACGGTTGTATTCAAGATTTCTGCTGCCTGCGCTTCGGTATACGTCCCGTTGCTGAAATATTTTCGGTATATTTGCTTAACTTCACCTTGCAAATAGTTTTGTGCACGAATGTAGGCGTTAGTGATTACTGGTATCTTGCTATTAGCAGCTTCATGTGACTTTTCTTCGTTACGGATTGCACGCAACTGCCAATAAGTTAATTTTTCTTTATCTGCCAATAATCACGCCTCCTCTAAAGAAACAAATATAACAATATCAAAGCGCCAGTTAAAGGTTTCCAACTTAAGCTAATCAAACCTAACATTTTTAAAATTACAATCGTGAAAATACCAATTGACTTAATGATTGAGTCTAATTGTTTTGATTGGTCTTTAATTTCGAGTTTCATATACGTCCACCTTTAGATTCTTAGGATATTGTTCTTCAATCTGTTTAAGCCCGTGAATCAACGTTTCACATAACACCCTGTTTCTCACATTAGGCTCAATCAATCTAACTGAAATGCCCTCACAATCGTTTAGGACCGCATTATTTAATTCTGCTGTAATTGCTTGGCTAAGAACTGAAACAGCCGCGCAGACAATGTCAGACCCCTTGATTGCAAAATGAGCGTGACCAGTTATTTCATATCCAATTACATCTTGCTTGCGTAAATAAAAAACAGCTTTAATCATGACTCATCATCTGATTTCTGCTGTTTGTTTATCACGTTTCCATTGTCGTCAACAGTCTGTCCCTCGGTTGGCGCTGTACCGCCCAAGGCTTGTTGCTGTTGCTGGATATTATCTTTTTTTTCTTGATTTAATTCTTTAATCATTTCATCGGGATCGTTTTGACCGGGCAGCCAACTCAATGCGACTTTCTGTGGTATTACTCCGTCAGCATTCTTAATATTATTAATAATGTCACTCATATTAACAGGCAAGTTAGGATTAATTGAAATAACCGCACCTGACGCATCGCAAGACTGGCCTTTGAAAACTAGTAGATTCTGAATTAACTGTAATCTTTGCCGAATGCCTCGGATTAAATACCGCTGCTTAGTAGCTAACAGTTGATACAATCCAAACAGCTTGTACTTCATTGCTTCACCCGAGCTAATACCTGAAAAGTTTTCATCTAGCATGTTAGGAACGTAGGTCATCTGGTGGATATCATCTTTGACTGATTTGACTAGAGTTTGAAGCTGATCTTCATCAAAAGTTTTAGTCAGCCACTCAACGTCTGCTGCATTATCACCTGTTTTAGGCGGTGCATAAATCATTGTGTGGTCTTTATCAACGTTAATATCGTTTCCTTTTTCATCTGTTAAAGTAAATCCATACAATACTAATAACGCGTCAATAAAGTTTCTTTTATCAGTGATTCGATCTGATTGGAGCTCGTTATATGCATCAATCAAACTAATTACTTGCTCGAAATCGCCTTGTTTTTCTTCATTGTTTCTGTAGCTTATCAAAGGCACACCACCAAAATAATGTTGAGTAGTCTGCGGATATCCATCAACGATATTTGTATCAGATAGCTCATAGCCAATCTTTGTTCGATACTCAATAATGTTTTTCTGAGTATAAACAGTAATTAAATAGCCGTTGGGGTTACCAAGCAAATCAAGCTTTTGCACATAATAAATACCAAACAATGAATTTTTATCGACTGTATCATCTGTCACTAGCACACAACCACGAGGGTCAATCTTCTGAATAGACAATACTGGTGTACCATTGTTTTGCTTGATATAAAGGAGCTCATAGCCACAGCCGTACACACTTAAATCCTTTTCTAGCTCTGTATCATGCGCTGAGATATCCATATCATCTAGCTGCTCTTGGATTGGCTTAATATCCTTATCTTTACCAGCAGCAATTGATATAGGGTTACCAGTCGTGAAACCGACGTTCATGTCAGTAATGTATTTAGCATGATTAGTCATAGCTTTCTCGTTAGCTTTACCTAAGCTACTATTCAACTGACGTCTGAAAATGTCCTGATTGCCTTCATAATAATTTTCCAACCAATTAAAACGCTCAACTCTATTTTTTTGTGCGTTAATGGCGTAATTAATTGCATCAAACGAGGGATTGTTAACATCGCCGATTAATGTCGGGTCAACTGCTACATTTGAACTTCTTTCACCTTTAAAATTTAATAAATCTATCGTAATCACCTCCTAAGCCAACTCGGCTTAACTACCGCTTTAGCCTTATTTAATTCGTTATGTTGACTAAAAATTGCATACCGGACTCCGTCTTGCACATCGTCCGAAGCTTTGACCGGCATACCTGTTTTCTCGTCCCAGATGTACTGATATATTTCTTCTAGGAACTTGTCTATTGCTTCTTTCACAACAAAAAAGCGGTGTTCTTTCATCAGCTTTGCAACCGACTCAATACCGCTTAATACTGATTTATTTGCGTTAAATACATTAAGATTCTCACGTCTGAAACGTGCTACATGGTCCGGGCGGGCACTGTCAGCAAAAAACTTAATCCTACTACCGTATCGGCCTTGAATGTCCTTAGCAGCTCTAACCCAGTAATCTATTTCTTCATATTGTTTTGTGTGTTCCTCGACTAAATAGGTGTTGCCTTGGTTATCATCAGCCATGACTACGATTGTTCCCTTGTGTTCGTATCCCCAGTCAACCCCACAATAGTAAGTTAGGCTTTCCGGCAACTTTGAACGAGGAATAATCATGGTATCTTTGTCAAAATCTTTGTACACCATGCCATCGCCAGACACCCACAAACCTAAAATACTGCGATCATAAAACATGCCGCTTGGTGTCCCAGCTTTCATATGCTGAACGTACTCTGCTGGTAAGAAAGTATTATCGTCAATCGTAAAATGATAGCTGACAATTCCTGCTTTTTTATCCTTGTTGTCGATATAATCAGCTTTCAAGTAGTGCGTTGGCACGTCTGGGTTAGTATCACAGATGATGCGAGCATTTGGTGCTGAACAGCGATTAAGGATTTCATTAAATACTTCTTCATTAGCAAGACTAGCTTCATTGACGTATGCACCAAATGCAGTACTACCACGGATTGCGCCTAAACCAGCTATGCTTCCGGTAAAAGTTTGGATAATCTTGACTCCAAACAATCTGAAGGATCCATGCTTGTCGAACTTGAACTGTATATCATACTTATTTGACAGTTCTTGCAGCACGTTATTTTGTAACGATTTGCTCGAATACCCAGCTAAAATGTACATCGGCTCTTTAACTTCAAGCTGATCAGCCAGCTTTCTAACGCGCCTTAGCTCCATCAAAAAAGCATCATTGTCAATTACTGTTTTTCCTGAACGAACAGCACCATAGTTGATCAACAGCCGCCAATCATTGCGGATCAATACCGTTTTCATTACTTCAATTTGTTTTGGAGTATATAGATCAGTCAGCATTGTTGCCGTCACCTCCAATCGTTTCATCAATCTTATCCAGCAGCTTAGATACTTTGGCTTCTGTATCATTGCCGTTATCGTTTAAGATACGTGCCTTAGCTTCAAGGATATCTGCTTCTGCTTTCAGTTTGCGCACACTATCTGCATCTAGTTCTTTGAGGTTAAGCACATCTGCAAGTTGGCTTAGTGCTCCAAGCATTGCGTCTGTATTAGACTTTTTAACACCGTGCTCAATAATATCTGCTTTAGATTCATCGTGAACAAAAGAAAGCCCGTCAACTACTCTGCTGAGAGACCATTTGTGCTTGTATGCAGTTTCTTTAGAAATATTGACAATTCTCATGTGAATTTTAGGATCTTTATTTAGCCTAGAACTCCTTTGCATCGCTGTCGCAGCCGATGGTTTACTTGCTGAATAAGCTATTTGATATGCTCGATATAGTGGTATCCTTTTGCCGCCTACGAGCTGTGCAAATAATTCCTGTTCAGGTTTCAATTCATCACTGTTTTCTTTGTGTGCACCCTTTTCAGCTTTCACACGCATACTTTTTTTAACGGGTGCACCCCTTTGCCAGTTGTTTCTAGTTTTCCAGCTTTTTACGGTGTTGATAGACACTCCATGTTTAGCCGCAATGTCCTTATACTTCATACCGCTTAAATAATCTTTTTCTGCTTGCTCTTGCTTTTTCATGTCATATCATCACCTCCGAGCCCATCGTTTGCTATTCTTTATTATATTCGGCTTCACACTCTGTATGTTTCTTAGTGGGACACTTGCGCTTTCGCTTAGCTATCTCACTGTCCAATCTCCTCAACATATTCAGCTCTGCTTTGCTGCTAACTAAGCCGTAGTCTTTATCACGTATCACATACAATCAGCCCCTATTTTGTGTATAAAAATAGCCCGCATAAGCGAGCTGATATGTATACCGGATTTCTCCGGCTGCAATTCAAGCACTGACATTTAATTTTGTGTAGAATCAAATGCTATATGCTATTAGTTGACTATCCAACAGAAAGAATTATTTTTTATTGTTTATGGATAGTCGGTTAGCTGTGTTTTCCGCCACAGCTATGTATCGGCTTTTAAGTGATTAGCCGTAACACTACTTAATTTTTTCTACTCTATAATTTTACTACGGAAACAAGCACCGCTTTTCTCGATTTTTTCCACGGTCAAGAAATCAATCCCAATTTTCTCGCTAAATTTTCAAAAAAATTATTTCTCAAATCATACGCTTTACTTTTGCCTACTGAAATTAAGTTGTTCTCAACTAATCCATTCATAGTGTAGACTGGACGCTTTTTAAAATACAACTCATTGATAATTGTGATCGTATCAATTCCCGATTCATCTAATATGTCATTGATAGCTTTCTGGTTATTTTTAAGTGCTGTCAGTCGTGTGTCTTCATCAATGGTAATCAGCATGTTTAAAACAGGCTGTGTATACTTATTTTGGGCTCTACCACCACCAACGTTTTCATCAGCAGGTTGTGTCGAATATCTCAAAGCTAGTTCGCGTTCTTTTATGTGCTGATCAATGTTGGGATAGTCACGCAAAATATCTTCAATGTATTTAAACGTATTTCGTTTCAAGGATTAATCACACTCCAGTATTTGTCTGTTTAGCCGTTCTTCATCTGCTAAAGCTTGTATAGCAATTTTCTTAGCATCTTCATTGAAAAACACATTGTTTTTAATTTTGTTAATTTTGATAGCTGTTTCACTAGTAACGCCATACTTGAGCGATATAGCAATATTGATACCAACTTCATTTACAAGATCTGTGAAACTGTCTAACAAGCTCATCTACTCATCTCCCAGTTTTCTGCCGCAAAATTGGCAAAAGTTTACATAAATTAAAACGTCTCCACACAAGTTGCTGTGTTTACGCAATTCATTGCAATATTCTAGTTTTGACCACTCTCTTCCGCTTAAAGGCGCATGACAGAACCCAAATTTCATCTGTTCCTCAGTTGGTGCAGATAGAATCTGATGTAGTCCGCTTTTTAACACTTTTGATTGTCCTGATGTCAACGTCCGTCTAAATTTATCCATTTCGTTTAGCAATTCTTCTCTAGTTTTCATTTTTCAGCCCCCTAATATAATCTAGTTACATTTAAAACGGTTCTATCATCGTAAGAATCAACCTGCCTTCTAATCCATAGTCGGGCCCAGCTGTTGCTCGTAAATGATTTGCTGTTTGTTTCGGTTATCATATTGTCGCCATCTCTGTATCGGACTGTAACACTATATCTAACCTCTCTTCTTTTTTCCTTAATGGAGTATGGCAAGTTTTTATTCATTTTCATTATGCTTCCTCCTCACTGAAGGCTTCCGATACAGATTCCAATATATACAGCCAGCGAAATAAGGATAATGAATAGTCCAATCATTCCCCAGTCAACGTTCTTCATAAAACTTTCCCCCTATTTAAAATTTTTCAGCCCCCATTTTGCAAACTCGGCTAAGACTTCAAGTTTTTGCTTATAGTTCAAACCGCAATAGGCATCGCATACTTCTTGTGGCGTAAGTTCCCTAGCATCAAATAAATTAGCAATTGTTATAAAAGAAAAAACTTCGCTATCTTTTAAATAATTCAGCACTCTTTTTTGGGCTTCATTCATTCTGTTTCAGCCCCCATTTTCCAATCTCAAATAAGACCTCATATTCTTCTTTGGTAGATAGTTTTGAAGCTGCTTCTTCAATTTCCCGTGGAGACGAAACAAACAGTGTATCTATACCCGATATTGGTGATGATGAAAACTTATTTTTTAAATATCCTAGAACAATTTTTTGATTTTTATTCATCTTCCACTTCCTCCTTGAATTTATTTAAATCAATTGCTTGAAACTTCGGCAATTTCTGCATTTTGTCTATTTCGGATTGGGTAAAATTAAAATGATAAATTCTTGGTTTGTTGACTATGTTCTTCCAAAAATCATAGGTGTTCATGAGGGAATCATAAGCAATATACCCGCCTAAAAATTTCAATCTGTATTTTTTCTCTTTCACAACCTCAACCAGCTCTGGGTGTTCGATTGCTTTGATAAATTCAAATTGAGCTATTGCATTCTTTTCTACTGTATTTTTAAAAAGACGCGACCACAGATTACACATGCCACTAGAATGGATAATCTCATTAAAAAAACCAAGTGGGGTTGAAAAAGTCTTATTTAACTCATCAAATTCTGCTTTCTCTGCCTCACTAAACTTAATTTTCTTTGACTTAGTGAAATTTTCTAACTTGCCTAAAATGTATTTACTACGAATCCAAGTCGGGTTCCCAACCCCATAAGTTAATTCTTTGTCCTTTTCATCAACTTCTGTGATCTCCACAACAACCTTGTCGCCCTTTTTATATTTCATCATCAACACCCCACTTATTTCTTAGATATTCGCACCTCTCACATAACTTGTGTGTTTTAACAAAATTTGAATCATGACCTGCTTCAACAAAATCTGCTCGCTTGCCGTTGATATTTCTCAACACTCCACCGCGCCGGCTAGCTTTAATTTCTCCACAATCACTCATCAACTCGCCGCCTCGATTCATAAAACAGATATGCCAAGCGGTATTAATTTTCACTAGTTTCATCTATATTTCTCCCTCTTTCTTCCAGCCAGCAGCTCTTAGCAAGCTATTGTTAATAACAATCCTGTCACTATCCTTAAAGGAAAAGCCGTACACTGTTTCATGAGTATCTGCAGTTTCCCAGCCTACCGAAACAGCCCGTTCAATGCTTTCTCTTGGAAACATATTCCCGGTAAAAGTGTTATTTCTGCATCTTGTGCGAAATTCCTTACCAGTGATTATCATGTTTATTCCTCCCAACATTTTCATTTCTGTTTTTTCCAGTTCAATTCTTCATAATTCATCAGTGATACACAAAACCCAACCACCACTGGATGGCTATTATATTTTTGTTCTAAATGGCCAAGTGACCCCACCAACCAATGCCAGTATTCATTTGATGAAATCGGATATTTTTGCATTATTTGATTTGAAGCCTGCATCCACTTTTTAATATCCATAAATACGTTATCCCAATTCATTCATCTCACTTCCTCTATTCTGATAAATATTCCTGGCATCTTCGCCCAGAATTTTTCTGCAATCAGGCTAACCACATATCTGTCATCTTTCCAAAATTCTAATTTAGTCAGGCAGTCTTGGACGAGCTTAGTCATGTTGTCCAAATCAGGTTTTGTATCTTTGTACTCTCCATCTGAATGTTTTCCTTGAAGCGGGAAACAATACTTAATTGTCATCCGAACCTTACCAGGCATTTTTTGATCAGGAACATATTGTCCAAACATATCCATATACAGTTGACGAGTATTTCTTAATTCTGCTGGCTCATAAAAATGTGGCTTACCTTTTACAACAGCTACCTGTTTTTCCTGATGCGTGACTGTCGGTATTTTTTCCATTGGTACAAAAAACTGAATTACTTTTTCTGTCATTTCCACCACTCTTT